GTAACGATATTATTTGAAGTAGAATTTCCTGCAAATTCAACCTTTGCCATCTGGTTCATTTGAACTGATGCAACAGGATATCTAACTTTGCTTTGAGCAACGGTTCTTCTTAATGAAGAACTATCGTTACCATAAGAATATGTGAATCCTCTTTGAGAATCTTGTCTGCCTTCGACGAGAACCGAAACGCCAAAATGTACTAATACGTTATTTCCTGACGTTGCACCAACATTTCTTTGTTCGTATCTTACTGGAAGGTTGCCTGTTCTTGACCATGGGAATTTTTGGCCTGAACCTGTATATGATCCATTACCAGCACCTACTTCATGGAGAACATAAGGTTCGCCATTAAGCATTATTCCCCAACGCAAACAACCTGCACCATACCAAGCATATTCCATCCAAAGCATTTGTATTTTTGTCCAATCGACAATAGTTGTAACGCCTGGATCGCCATACCAATTTTCCATTGAAAACTTAGTATCTACAGGTAATGATGAAACGTATGTACCGTCATTGAAATTGACTGTGCCTGAATCTGAACGAATAACGCAATACATACCAGATGGATTGTTTGCTGTGGCTACACCTTGTTCAAAAAATATGCCATTGCTGTCATCGAAGAAACCAACTCTTTGAAAATTATTTGCAGATGGCGCACCAAAGTTAATAGCAGTTGCCATATACATTGTTTTACCAGGCTGATAACGATGATATGGTCTTGATTGACGGATCGTTAAATCGCCAGCATTATTACCTACAAGCAATCTACAACCACCCATACCAGGAAGATGCGCTACGTTAGCATAACTACCAGCAGATGCTGTATTTGCAATAAAATTTTCCCAGCGTAATGGTTGTGTGCCATATTCGAAATCAGCTTCATAGATATTTTGATGTAGCGAAACTTTCATTCTACCAACAACATCTCTTACTCTGGTTGGCAGAAGAACCGACTCAGGGCGAGTCGTTTTCATTGTATAATTGTTCGTACTGATTGGAGGTATTGCCATTCAATTCATTCCTTAAATTTGATATGGGACATCGCCGCCGGGACCATCACCAGCACCGTAGTTAGCTGTTTTATTTGGAACGCCTTTTGATGGATAAATTTGACCGGGGCCAGCATCTTCTTTCATTTTCTTTTTCTTTTTACCATCTTCGCCAAGTAGAGGTTCAACGGCTTCTTTTACATTACCATAAACAATGTAATCATGAACTGAACTGATGTTCATTTTTGCATTTGCAATTTTAGCCTGTACCCAAGGAGCGATATGCATATTACCTGGCATATTTTTTAGTAAGTCAGAAGCATGAGCAATAATTGCTTTTAATTCTGTTGTTACCATGCTGATTTCGTCTTCAGTATCATCAGCAGTTGGATCAAATGCTTCATTGCGCGATTTTTCAGGGTGCATATTATAATATGCACCAAGGGCCATACGTTGACGTTCTTTTACACTTTTGCCTGCAAATTTTGGATTTTTTGAATGAACAAAATCATGGATGATAGCAGAAACTGAAGTTTTTTTAGTTAAAACTTCGTCTAATTTTTTACCGCCAAGAAGAAGTTTCTTTGAACCTTTTGTATCTTTCATACCGTAACCAGTGCATTCTTTCATTCCATGAACAGGGCAATCTTTACCGGCAGGTGTATGGTTACATTCTGCTGCTTCATAAACGCCTTCGTCTTTGCCACGCTTATGACCATAATTTTTCATTCTAGAATCGTCCATAGAATACTTTACTTTACCAGAATTACGAACGCCTTCTTTATTACCAGTACGTTCTTCATGTTCTTGCGTTTTATGAAGCTTTACAAACTTCTGATCTTCTGGCGCTTTAGGGTCATAATCAACGCCTGGATCGGAACCTGTAGAACCGTCTCTAGTTTTAGAAGAATTTGTGCCTTCTAAATGCTTTTTGGTTTTATCTGGTGTATCGCTTTTTGATTTTGGTGAAATATCTCTAAGAGATTTCATTATTCTTCTTCCTCTGTAAAATCTTCTTCTCTACTATAAAAAGTTTGTGCAATTTCTACTTTTTTATTTTCAATAGCACTTCTTAATCTATCAGTGACAAGGTCATTAAATGCGCTTTCGAATTCGCTTGGTTTCTGCATTATTGCAGAATTGATCAAATCTTCTAAATCATATTTATATTCTGACGACATTAAACATTTCCTTATTAATTATTGAGGAATACCCATTTTTGCTAATAGATTTTTATTTTTAGCAATTAACTGAACTGCGCTTTTATATTTAGATTGATCCTGTATTGATCTATTTCTAACGCCACGTTGTTTCATTTGTTTTACAAAAACTTGAGCATTTCTTATTTCTTCCATTTTTTGTTTAATTTCTTGATCTTGTTGATTTCGTTCTTGACCAGGAGAAGCTTGTTGTTGCTGTTGCTCGGCCGCTGCTTGTTGTTGCTGTTGTTGCTGTTGCTCGGCCGCTGCTTGTTGTTGCTGTTGAGTTTGAATGTTTTGTTCTATTGCAGGATTAACCCATCTTGGGTCTTGACTGTTATTTTCTTCAGTTATCTCAACATCCATTTCTTCAATATCATCTTCGGATTGCATAAGAATGTTTCTTCTAATCCAATTATGAGAATAATATTTACCTGCTATATCTTGCAAATTACGAGCAAGGTTAACTCTGCCCTGTGTAATTTCGTTATCTTTTAATTCGGTAAAATAATTATCTTTGGCATAATCGTATTTAACGCTAGATGCTATTGATTGCCAATCTTCTAATGTCATAATTCCTTTAAGTACAAGTTGTTTTTCCATTATCTGAGTAAACAAACTTGTAAATTTAGCTCTTAGTCTAATCATAAATCTATCGAATTTTAATTCGTCTCTTGTAATTTCGGTTGCTCTACCAATAGAATATAGAGCATCAGAATTTAGTCTGCTAATAGGAACATTCAATGTTTGCAAAAACTTCTTTTGAAAATAAAGAACGTCGTCCATTTGGCCAAGAGTTTGGCCGCCAGGAAGCGTAGTAACTTCTGTTCCTCTACCACCTTCTCTTCTTGGAAGCCAGTAGTCTTCAAGCATGGTCATAAATTTACGATCATCGCGCACTTCGCCGGAAGAAGCATCATAAATCAAACGATTTTTGTGTTTGACCATAATGTCACGAACATATTGTTCTGCTTTAAGTTTTGGCAAATTACCAACGTCAATATACCAAATTCTTCTTTCTGGGGCGCGAGCGAGGCGATATATTACAAGAGCGTCTTCAAGAGTTCTTAATTGATTTAGTGCTTTGATACCTTTATGAAGATACGAAAGAACCATAGTTCCTTGATTGTCTGTTAATCCTGAAACAACGTGAACGATTGAATCTTTTGCGATTTTCAAGCCTGTTGTTGCTGGGCCTGTTGTTTTATTCCCATAACTAAACCCTTTATCATTGAATACATAATATTCATTAACTACTTTTGGAATAACAGCATCGCCAGCATTAGCGCCGCCAGGAATAATTTTTTTTCTTGAAATTTCTCGTATTTTTCTGATCTTTCTAGGATCAATATATCTTACTTCTTTAACTCCATCCCTTGGAGATTTATCATCAAATATAACATGGTAATACAATCTACCATCAATATACCAACGGCGGTATATATCATATGCGTGTTTATTGAAATCTAATATTTTAAGACAATTTTTAAATTCGTCTCTAATTGCTTTTTTAATGTTATCAGATATTTCTACATTATCTAAATTAATATCAACAATATCTTCCTCGTCGATAGAAATTGACTCGTTAACAATTTCATCAATAGCAGCATCACATTCTGGTTGTAATGCCATTTCTCGATATTTTGTAACAAGTTCTGCTTCAGTTCTTACAGTACCGTCAAGGTCGACATAAGTACCATAAGAACCACCAGCTGCAACAACTACTGCACCGTCATCATTATCTGGCGGTGCAAAGGAAGGCAAAGCTTCTTGTGGTTGTTTTCTTTTAAACTCAAACCCAAATAATTCCATTATTTATTTCCAACCTTTTCAGTCATGATTTACTCCTGTTGAATAACAGGAGTATTTATTGTTATTTGTATACGTCAATTAGGGCCAAGAGGACCATCAGTTACAGCATCTGCTTCATAAGAATTGATACCACCTGCAGACTTAGATGAACTTTCTACTGTTGGTAGCCAGTAATCATATGCAAAATTAACAGTAAATGTTTCAATCTGATTTTGGTTATCCCAATCTAATGCAATTGCGCTAATATTTGTTGGGAATGCTCCATACATTGTATATTGACGGATTAATTCGCCGTCTTTAGCATATTGATTAATTGATAATGCTGTTTTATAAGCTTCGTTATATAGTGATGGATCACGAACGTTTGATTGTAGACGATTAATACCATCTGACCAAAGTTCGAACATTGAACGAACTGAAAAGTCTTCGTCGTTCATTACAGTAACATTCCAATCAGTGAATGTTCTTTCGCCAGCCAATTTGATTCTACGGCCAAAATATGGAACTTCTATAGTACCAACTTGTGATGGAGGTAGCTCAGATGATCTGCAAACGAAAGACAATTTAGAAACAGTTGTTGTGCTTATACCTAAGCCAGCAGGGACGCTTAACGCAATATTAAAAAGAGAAGGTCTGGCTCCACCATATACCAAACCTTGTGATTTAAATGTGTTAATATTAAATGGCATTTAATTTACTCCGAAATAGTTTTTATGTATTTATATATTTTGAGTGATCCTAGTATTAGTAGGATCACTCTTATTGAATAAATTAATAACTGCCAACAATTTGAGCAAATTGTACTCCAGTTGGTACAGCAATAAAGTTCAACTGAATGAAATCAATAGCACGGCTTGGCTTGATATAAATGTCGCCAACAAATTGATTGCCATCTATAACAGATGGAGGATTGTTTGTTGTATCGCATATTACTAAGAAATCGTAGATACCTCTCAACCCTTGTATTGATCTCAAGTATGGAGTTACTAGATTAACAAATTGTGCTCTGGTGAACGCATCATTAAATTCAAATAAGTAGTTTTGTGCAGCCTTCGAAATAGCTCTTTCAAGTACAATAAACAATCTACGAACGTTAATTCTGCTAAACGCAGTGCTAACGCCCAAGAATGTTGCATCACCATATAGTATGGTTCCTCTACCGGGGAATGTTACTACTGGATTGATATAATTGCTGAACAATAGATCACGATCTGTCTGTGTTGGATTATATGCCAATTTAATTGAATTATTAATTTGACCTCTTGTAAATCCAGCAGGGGACCAC